GTGGCCTTCGGGAACAGCAGCACGCCGCCGGCGTCGTTGCGCCGCCGGCAGAACACCACAGGGATAGGCTCACCGATCGCCATGGCCTGCTGCGCAGCGTTCAGCGGGGTCTGCGCTGCGGCGGCTTTGGCAGCAGCAGGAGGGGGCAGGCGGCCCGCCTCAGCCTCGGCGACGGGGGGCAGGGTGAAAACCGGCGCGGCACCGACGATTGGCGCACGGGCGGCAAACGATGCTACCGAGTTGCCGGAGGGGCTGCCGATGGAGAGCCCTGGGCCGCTGTAGAAGCCGGGGGCGGAGATCGAAACGCGGGAGGATGCCATCAGAGAACGCAGGGCACCCCGATCAGGGAATCAGTGGCCGTTACCGGCGGGAACTGCGCACCGACCGGCGACAGCGCAGACCCCAGCTTCATCGTGATGTTGGTGGCCGTGGCGCTGGCGCCGATCACCTGGCCAATGCACGAGCCGACCAGCACCTGCCCGGCCTGAGGCGACCCGGCGTCGAGCGCTTCATCGAACTGGTAGACCCGCAGGGTTGCGATCCAGGGGCCGGCCAGCGCCTGGCGCAGCAGCGACTGAATCGACGGCAGCCGGGGCAGGCTGATCGTGGCCTGATCGCCACCTGAGCCGCTGATGATGCCGGCCCAGTCCATCGGCTGGTAGTCCCAGGGCTGGCTCTCCCAGGTTACGGTCTGATCGATCCAGAACGACTGCCACCGCGCCACGGTGGTGATCTGCCCCGCATCCTGGAACTGCACGAACAGAGCTTGGCCGCGTGCTACTACCATCAAGCCCCCCGCAGCGCCATGCGCCCAGCCGGGCTGCGCAGCTGGCCCATGATCCCGGAGGCTACGGCCTGCAGGCCCGCCTTAAAGTCGGCCAAGCTCACGGTGTCGGTGCCGTCGGCGAGATGGTAGACCGGACCGGTTTGGATGGGGATCGTGATGCCGGTGCCGCCGCCGGCTCCGGTCCGCACGTGATCGATCACGGTTTCCCGGGGGTGCAGCATTGCCATGAAGCCGCCGCGGCCATCGAGGCCGCCGCTGCGGGGGGCGTCGCCGGTGTAGCCGCCGCCGGCGAAGCTTGGGACCGACACCGCGCCAAAGGTGGGCAGTTGGGGCAGCCGCAGCCGGCCGGCCACGCCGTTCACCGCGACGATCATCTGATTGATGGCTCCCAGGAAGCCATTGATCACGTTCGCGCCGAACTGGAGCACGCTGCGCAGCACTCCCTTGATGGCGCCAGCAGCGGCCTCGAAGGGCCGGACCAGGCCACCGGCGACGTTGCCGATCGCCGACTGCAGCCAGCTCCAGGTGGCGCCGATGCCATCGCGGATGGTCTTGTTCACCGCGTCCACGGCGCCATAGATCGTTTTGATAATCTCTTTGAGCGTGTTTTGTATTGATTTATTGATGCCGTCTATGACTCCATAGATTTGATCCCGGAACAGGAAGATCGCAACACCAGCGGCCACTAACAGCACGGGCCATGAGATCAGGAACGCAGCAATGGCACCCAGCCCGCCCGCAATCGCCGTCCATGCGCCGGTGCCAGCCAGCAGCTGAATCACACCGGCAAAGCCAGCCAATGGCAGCGCAAGAGCCCCCAGCGCACCAACCAGGACCAGCAGGCCGCCAGCCACCGCCTTGACGGGCTCAGGGAGTCCGCTGAAGGCTCGAAGCAGCCCGGTTAGCAGCTGAATCCCAGGGGTCAGGAGCGGCAGGAGGTTTTCGCCCAGCTCCATTCTCAGATCAGCCATGGCGGCAGTGAACTGCTGCATCGCCGTGGGCGGCGGGGGTTTAATCTGCTCCAGTTTCTTCATCGCCATAACGATGATGTCAGTAGTCAAGAGCCCGTCAGCGCCAAGCTGTTTAAGCTCGCCGACCGTTACCTTCGTACTGGCCACAAGATTGGCCAGCGTTGCGGCAGTCGCTTGCTTGTTGGTTTCGATGTCAGCTTTTAGCTTGGATTCTAACGTCGTTTTTTGTTGTTCAAACGATGCCTTTACAATGTCTAGCTCTTTTTGCTTGCTGGCTTCCAGCGCCTCCTGCTCTTGCTGTCTTGCGTCGCGGTTGATTCTTGATAGCTGCTTATTGCGGTCGTCCGCAGCGTCTCTAACCTGTGTAGTTGCTGCTTCTTCTCTGTCTCCTATTGCTTTCAGAACAGCCGACTTCTCGTCGTCAAGATTCCGCAGCAGTTGAGTTTTTAGCGCGTCATTGATCGTCTTATCGTCCTCGACAATCTTTCTCCTGTCCTCAAACCGGCGTTCAATCGCCTTGCGCTCAGCCTCGGCCCTTTCGTTGATGCCGTCTATAGTTGCATCAAGCTGGCGATCATTTGAGCGCCGCGTTGCATCGTCCTGATCCTCAAAGCGATCTTCCATGATCTGCTGCTGGCGCCGATAGCGCTTATCAATCTCTCCTAGGTGCTTATCTGTTTCATTGCGCAGCGCTTCAATTCTGAGCGATGCCTGCTCTTTCATGATCTCAGTTTGCCGCTTCTCTCCTTCCTTGACTTGCTTAATCAGTACATCGGCTTTCTCTTTGCTGATCTGCTCCAATCCCTTGCTGCGTGCAATGTCGTTGAACACGTCAACAATAGCGACGCCGATAGCTGGCATTCTTTCCATCAAGGAACGCAGCTCATCACCCTGAAGCCTGCCTGATCCCATGGCCTGGCCAAGCTGCCGGAAGGCTTCTCCGGCGTCGTAAGTAGAAAGCCCCGCTTGTTTGGCTGCATTGTTTACGCCGATAAATGTAGAGCTAATCTGCTCAAGACTGATCCCCATTGGCCGCAGTCTTGCGTAAAGACTGCTTACGCTTTCAGCCGCTTCAAGGTTGCCGAGTCCATACCGCTTGGCTGAATCCGCCGCCAGCTTGGTCACCGCTGCGGTTTCGTTGAACTGCCCGGCCAGGTTCTTGATTCTCATGCCAACCAGGCCGGACTGCTCACCGGCCTCCAGGGTTGACCTGGCAAAGTCGCCCATGCGGCGGGCCAGGTCAGCGGCTCCAACTGCTGCAAACGCAGCACCCACCAGCTTGCCGGCTTTGGTCAGCCGCGTTGCCGCTTCCTCTGATCCGGTGAGCTTTTTTGTTAATTGCTCGATGGAATCCGCGCCCGTGACGCGGGTGCTGATCCTAAGCAGCGCATCCATGTTGGCGGCCATCAGCGCTTCGCCCCCTGGATCAGGATCTCGGCTTCGATCGCCTGCACGTCTTCCACGACCTGGCTCAGGTTGTCGATCTGGTACAGGCTACCCATGGCGAGCAAAGCGGCATAGTCCAGCCCGGCGCGGCCATTCATGCCGATGCGCCACTGCGTCTGGCAGCGGATGAATAGGCGGACCGCCTCCCAGTTCTCCGGCCACACCTCGAAGTGTTCGGGCTCGGTCAGGGCTGGGTCCGTCCACTCCGGCGGCATCTCGATGCCCATGCCATCGGCAGCGGCTGCCAGCTTCTGAGGATCGTGATCAGGCGCCGCGCTCAGCCAATGCCGCGCGGCGCCTTGGAGTTTCCCCGTTTAGCTCCCTGCAGGCTTTCGGCCCAGGCGTTGCAGACCGCAATCGCAACGCCTTGGATCTGCAGCAGCTTCTCCATTGCTGATGGCGCGAAGTCCACGGGCTCGCCATCGTCATCCGTCACGCCAGACCAGTCCACAAGCACCTCGGCGGCCACGGCGCGAGAGTTGACGTGCTCTAGGTCCGGGTCGTCCTGGCCGATCTCCAGCAGCCGCTGACGCTTGGCCAGCTGCTGCGTGAGCTCTTCAATCCGATCCTGACGCAGGAAGGCGAAGTGAGCGGTGAAGGTGTAGCGGGTGCCGGCCAGTTCGCCGGACACGGGCCAGGGGTAGCTGCTGGCCGTTGAGAGCTTGAATCCCATGGGTAGGTGCAGTGGTGATGGTTCAGACTCGCCAGCCTGATCAGGTCTGGGCGATGGACAACTCCTGGTTGGAGGCCGAGGAGATCATCGTGAAGTCAAACTGGAACCCGACCTTGCCGCGGATGTCCACCAGGCCAACGGGCGCCAGCTGGATCTGGGGCAGGGTGGCGGTGGTGATGTTCCCGGCAGTGGTTCCCCACGGGAGCACCAGGGCACCCACGGTGGAATTGGCCGCGTTGGTCAGCACGTCGAGCGATGCAATCGGCGGCCGAGCGATCGTGATCGAACCGGTTACCGCTCGGTCGGTGTGATCGATGTGCG